GCGTCGGATTGCTGCGTCATTCCGGGGTCGTCTTTGAAGTCGGTCGAGAAGTATCGTCCGCGTTCGTGTCCCAGGTATGGGTTTGTGAAGGTCGGTTTCATTTCAGAATCCTCATGATTGCTTCGAGTAGTTTGGCGCCCCAGCCGAGTTCTTTGCCCATTGCTTGTAGGTCGTCCCACATTTTCTCGTTGGCGCGGGCTTCGGTGACTCCCGCTCGCATTTGCTCGGCGCGGGCTTGTTCGAGTTTTACCAGGTGTGGTGTGAGTTCTAGAATCTGTTTCTCCTGTGCGCTGTTGAGTTGGAATTGGTGGATGATTTGTTCCACCTCTTTCTCGACCTTGTTGGCGGAGTACCATAGATTTCTCCGTCTTGCGTCGATGCCCTGGGCGGACGCGTCTGCCCCTGTTTTGATGGTGTTGTCCAGTTTGAGGGCTTGCTCGGTTTGCCGTTTCGTGGCGGTGTCGGCTTCCACATTGCTGATCTGTGCCTCCATTAGTTTGCGTTGCATTGCCATTTGGATTGCGGTTCCCACGGATTTTCCGGTTTCGGCCCAGTGTTGGCCTTCGGATTCTACCCGTGCGCTTGCCACGTTCGGTGTTGATGCTGCCTGTTGATAGGCAAGCATTGGGTTGAGTCCTGCTTGTCGCAGGTCTTGCATTCGGCGTTGTACCTCCGTGTTGCTCATGCGTTCTTCCCACGCTTGCTGTTCGCGTTGAAGCTTGACGTTTGTTTTGTTGGCCTTCTTCTGGGCTCTCGAGCCTAGGAAGGCGCCTGCTATGTCTCCCACGACGGGGAGTGCGTTTAGCCAGCTCATGTCAGAAGTGGTCGATCAGGCCGGGTACGCTGTAGGTCGGCATTGGCCTTGTCGCCTTCACGCGGAATAGCGTGTCTAGCAGGATTTGCTGCCCGCCTGCGCCTGAGCCTACCGCAAGGGATCTTGCGAGGGTTGTTGCGCTCGGGTCGCGCATGAAGGTTTGTCCGAGCGTTGGCCGTGAGGCGAAGTCCTGGGCGTAATGCCATATGTCGATGGTCTGGGCGGCTGTGCTCTTGAACAGGCCCGTGATTTCGTTGGGCGTGTATCGGTATTCGGCCCACCGTTCCTGGTACCCGAAGACGTCGGTGTCTCCTGCGCCGCCGTCGGCGTAGATTTCCCTCGAGAGAACTGCTTGCTCGCCCAGGTGGGCGAATGCCGGGAAGTAGAAGTCGTAACGTGTGTCGCGCGTCCAGTGTTTGCGGATTCCCTGCTGGTACGTGAGGTCGGTTCGGACGTTGACGAGGCCGATTATGTACCCGTGCTCTGTGGCGGCGTATTTGAAGCGGTGTCCGCTTCCCTGGACGGTGGTGTAACCCGCCGTGTATCCCATGGGGGTTCCGCTGTCCACGCCGTTGATTTCGGTTGCGCTGGTTTGCGGGATTGGCGTGGTGTTGATCATGCTTCGCCCGCCGCCGATGTATTCCGGACGTTGGAGTCGGAAGTCTGGCGGGCGTACGCCGAAGTGTGCTTGTAGCAGTTCGATGTAGCGGGTGCCGCCTCTGGCGTCTCGCTCGAGGAGTCTCTGGACCTGGAACGCGGTTCTCAGCGCGTTGATTGTTGCCGCGGTGGCGGTGCTTAGGTCGGCGTACATGTTGCCGGTGCCCGCGAACGCGTTGCTCCATTGGCCGGGGTTTGCTGCCGTGTTGAGGTTTCTGGCCTGGGTGCCTGCGAAGCTGTCTTGCACCTGGAGTGCTGTGCCGCCTGCAGCGTCTGTGTAGACAGGTGCGCTTGTTCCGAGCGGCAGGTCGACTGCCGTGCCTTTCTGCGGCCAGGGTAGGCAGCTGGTGAAGTAGTCGTGCTTTTTGCCGCGGATTTGTAGGTCATAGATGCTTGCGGCGTCTGGTCCGTCGTCGATTTCTTCGGTCAGCGCGTTGACGAGGTTCTGATCGCGGAACCATTCGTTGAAGATTTTGTTGTACGCGCGGAAGGGTAGAGCGCTGATCAGGTTGGTCATGTCCGTTGTGACTTGGCCTGCTGTTGGGAGACCGAATTGGTCGCCGAGTCCCGTGACGTTGTACAGGTTGTTGCTTGGGCCGTAGACGTCGATTTTCGGGATGGTGTAGTTGCCTCCTGCGATGAAGTCCTCCCAGTGCTCCCATATGATTCTGTTGGGGCAGAAGAAGAAGAAGGTTTCCATTTCTGCGTTGTCGAGGACGGCTGTGATGGGCGTTGCGAGTCGTCCGAACATGGTGACGTTTCCGGAGAAGTGGTCGCCGGGTAGCAGTTCCTCGCAGTAGATGGGTACGAGGTCGCCGGCGTTGAACGTCTGTTTTCTTCCCTGTTGCAGCATGTAGGTGCTGCGTGGAATGTCTGCTCGAGGGATCATGGCGAAGCTGTGCTGTGATGCCATTTGAGTGCGGTTCATTGTCTTTTCCTTGTGTTGCTTTGAGTAAGCCCAAGTGAAAAAGGCAGGCGCTCGGGCCTGCCTTTGTTCACGCGGGAGCGTGCCTTTTAGGCACGTTTCGGTTCCGGCTCTGCCGGGCGTTTGGCTGCTATTGCTTCTAGCAGTTTTTCGTTGTGCGGTGTGATGTGTCCGTTTTCTTCGTTGAATTCGCCTATGGAGTGTAAGGCGAAGTCTGCGGGAAACTGGTTAAGCATGTTTCCGTTGTCTGCCCGGTTTACCTCCTGGGTGAAGGATCGCACTGCGTGTGCGTCCGTTTGTAGAGCCATTAGGCTCGAGTAGGTGTTGGCACGTGTGTCGTGTATTGCGTAGATTTTCATGTTTTTCCTTACATTTGGGTTTTCATTACTTTTCGTGCGCGTGTGATTTTCGCGCGCGCGCGGAGTTGAGTGTCCTCTAGTTCGATGTGGTTTGCAATTCTGTTGTCTTTGATTTTTTTCATTGCTTGTGGGTTGATCGTGTCGTAGATTTTATCGTAGTACCGGGCAGGTTTCATTTTTCGAGTGTTCTGCACGATGAAGTCTTTTTCATTGCCGTATATGTCGGCGCTGTATTTGTTGATCCAGTCGCGGCCTATGGCTGGTCTGAGGCTCATTACGGCGAATGGTTGTACGAGAGGGCGGAGTTCGCCCGTTTCTTCGTCAAGTTTTACGTATTTTGGGCATCCTTTTCCCAGGGTTCTTTTCATTATGTACGCTGCTGTGTAGCATGCTGTCTGGTATGTGAGGCTTCCTACAGAGGTGTTGCCATGTCCCCAGATTTCCGTGAGTTGGTCGCTGAGGTAGAGTGTGTGATCCCCGATTTTTCTGAATGCGATCTTGTCCTTGAAATCAAGGTTGAACAGGCACACATGGTAGTGTGCTCGTTGCGTTCTTTCTCCGTATTCTCCACATGCGTAATAGCTGATGTGCCTCGGCGCATATTTAATTCGGAGTCTCTTAAAGAACTTCTGCAGGTCTGGCTTATTGAGGCTCCCGTTGTCGGGAAGGTGGGCATCGTCGTACGTCAGGGTTAGGAAAGAGTTTTCCTCGTACAGTGATGCGTGGTGGACGCAGCGTTGTCCCCAGTCGCTAAGTCTTTTTGTTCGGCAGTCCCCGCATTGATTGCAGGGGACTATGATTTTTTTGTAGCTTGGCCGTGGTGGCCCTTTTGTAAATACAGGCTGGCCGCCGTTTTGCGGTTGCCAGCCATGTAATGGTGATGTGCACGGCATGTGCTTACAGTCGGATTCCGCCTCTCATGGGGGGCGGTGCGACGTTGATCCGCATGGTCCTCGAGGTCTGCCTGCGGAATTTCTTGGCCGATCGGCCTTTGTTCACGTTCCTTCTGATTTTCATACTTTTTTCCTTTGGTGAATGTGAGAGAGGGCGCCCCAAGCCTGGGGCGCCCTCATGCTAGACCAGTTTGTTACTTGATGTAACTGGTCTAGGTGACAGGACCTGCCTAGGCAGGGTTCCTGTCTTAGTTGCGCAGCTTCTGCAGCTGCGCACTGGGTACCCTGGTGGCGAGTGCCAGGGTAGCCAGGTCTTCGGCTGGGATCGCCTTAACGGCGGCCCTAACGAAGCTGACGGTGCATGCGCCTTTCTGGAAGTCGCGCACTGCCCGGATTGCTCGATCGAGGTTGTTATTCTCGATATCGAGCGTGGAAGTGTCATTTCTGTCCTGTGCCATTTTGCGTTTCCTTTGGTTTGAGGTCTTTGATCGCTTCAAGGGTTTTCTCCTCGATGCTCGGCTCCGGTATTGGTGCGTGGAGGCCGAGTTCTTGGAGCTTATCCTTGTTTTGTGGGTCCGTGCAGAATTTGATGAATTCGCCCGGATCGTTGCCGAATTGGAGTCGGATTTTGGCCGGTATCTCGAGGAATGCTTCCTCGGCGCTTCTGATTCGCGTGACTGCCTCCTGGTAGTCCATTGGTTCGGAGAAATCTCCGTAGAGTGGCTGCATCAGTTGCCGCGGGATTTGGCCTGTG